GGACCAGCTATATTACCAGAAGAAGAGATGCGAACCCACTTCTCTTTCTTAAACCAGTCTCTTAAAGACTCTAATGTAATATTTTTTACCTCTTCATTAGTCATTATTGTCCTATCTGTTCTGAATGCATCATTAACATTCTAACTATAACTGTAGCTAATATACCGAAGATTATCCAAAGAGCTCTAGTGACACCGTCCTTCCATTTCTTAAGATCTTCTATTTCAGAAAGTTTATTCCTAAAATCAACTTCATTATTTTGTAACTCCTGTCTATATTCTGTGTTTTTATTTGTATTAACAATAACACCGTTATCAGGATTAAGTAAAGTAAATTTAAGATCAGAGATATTAGTTTTCATATCTTCTAGATCTTTTTGCATCTGTTTTAACTCACCGTTAGGCATATTAGTTTTAATATGCTTAATCTCTACTAGTAAGTCTTCTAAAAGCTCTTTCTGAGTCATTGCTTTTTTATATAAATATTACATATGTTCTTTTAAGTAGCCTAGATACGTTTTTAAGTTTGTGGCTACTTTCTTTTTGATATCTTCGTTAGACTTCCAGTCTTCTACATCACCTTGTTCTGTAACAAAGGACATTTGTTCATTTACGAAATCTTGAACCCAATCTTCGATATCTTTAGCAAAGTTTTTAATATTTCCTTGCATCATTTTTTTCTCGTACTCTTCAAATAATCCTGCTTTAGTTAAATCAGCTTCCATTTCAACAGTACAAGGATCAAAACAGAACCCATGTATTTTATACATTTTTTTAGCTAAGTGATGTTTCATAGGTCCTCCACATTTAGGACATGTTAAAGGGACTCTAACAGCTTTTTTAGCAGCATCTAACTTAGTAATATTTTGTTTAAGACCATTTTTAATAGTCCAAGTTTTTCCAGACTCTTCCCATACGTCACCTTCTTCGTGTCTTATATAAGATTTTTGATACCCAGTTTGAAGTTTAGTTTTTTTAGTAAAATCTTTATTGACTAGGTTTCTTGCTCTTTGTATGTCTGATTCTTTAAACTCTTTTTTTAGTAGAGATTCACTCATAACCTAACTCTTGTAGTTTGTTTATAACATGGTCAACGTTTCCGTCTTTACATCTAATAGCTATACCGCCTCTAGAAGCCCATTCATTAATATTTGATTTCTTGTCGTCTATTAGTATACTATTTTCATTTGCGTATCTTTGCTTATCTGCAGAGTAGGCAAATATAACTTTTGGTTTAGGAGTAAGGTTATTTTTTACCCATAAGTTTTTTCCTAACCTTGATTGATTTTCTCTTGAGGGCGATGTAAGTAAATCTGGTTTATATGGTGCAATAAAGTTCCATAACCTCTTTCCTTCAGGCATAAAATCCATTCCTACCCAAAATCTTACTCCTACTTCACCATCAATAAGATGCCAAAAAGCAGCTTTTCCTTTTTCTTTTTCGTAATCTTGTGGATGCATTCCTGTAAAATGATCGAATCTAGATTCAAAATCTGTTAATACACCATCCATATCACAATATATTTTATAAGGTGGAGTAGGTTTTTCTTCCCTAAGAGGGTAACCGTCGTTTAAAAGTTGTTTAAGTGATTCCATAACCGTTTTTAGTTTTATCTTCCCAGTTTCTAAATGTAACATTACCAACTAGGTATGCTTCTTTTTCTAGTTCTAACAGAGTATCTGATTCATTAGTATTTGATGTTTGTATATTTCCCATTCTTCCTTCTATGTTTTGAATATGGTGAACCATTTCGTGAGTAAAGGATCTCATTACATCTTTAGGGTGTCTACCTTCAACATATAAAACTACTTCTTTAACATTTGGGTCATAATAAGCTGTTCTACCAAAAAAGTCTACTGACTCAGCAACTTGTCTTCTTATTTTTACTTCAGGTAAAGGTTGTATATTCATACCTTCATCTATCATATATTCTAATATTGATGCCATGTAAGGAGTAAAATCAAAGTTTCTACTATCTTGTTTATTAGATAAACCAACTCTTATATGATCTTGATGGAATGATACTTGAACTCCGTCAGACTCAACTTGATTTTTTACTCTATTATAAAGAGTAATAAGTTTTTGACGATCATCAGATCTTATTGCTGATCTGGGTGCAATAGGTGTACCAGAACTTCCTTCTTTTAAATCTTCTTTAAACCATGCTTCAAAAAGATCATCTACTTTATCTTTCATTACTTCAGATATAATACTCTTTTTTAACATGTTCATTATTTTTAATATTTCTTTTCTGTCTACTTCTTGAGGAAAAAAATCTAATACTGTATCTAAGTTACCAGATAGAAGTGATTTCCTAAAATCAGTAGCTCTTATACTATCTTTTGCTCCTGAAATGATTAAGCCTTCAACGTTAGTTCTATTTTTAAATATAGTTATACGTCTAAGGTCTCCAAAATCATCTTCTGATCTTATTCCAGTGACAGCATAAAACTGTTCTTCTGGATTAGATTTTGCATATTCGTTTGCAGCTTTCATAGGATTTTTGTCTCCTAATACAACTTCTAATCCTGGAAGGTATTTACTATAAATATCCCAAACTGCTTTTGCTTCAGTAGGAGAAATACCACTACGATCACCTCCACCTATAAATACTACTACTTTTCTAATAGGATCTACAACTCTATCAACCTCTCTAAGGGTGTCTATTCCTACATCTTTATAGTTAGATATATCATAAACTTTACCTTCATGAGAACCGTTAAGAAGTCTTTTGACTACTTCAAAATGACCTTTATGAGGTGGCTTAAATGCTCCAGGATAAAGTGCTACTGCCATTATGATAAAAAGTTTTGTACCTTTTGATCTATTTCTCTAGGTGTTGAATGAATAAGTTTTTCTTGAAAAAGAGGATCATAAAGATCATCTGCAATACTATCTAAAGTATTTTTATTTCTAGTAGCTGCATTTTCTTTTTCTCTACGATGTGATGCAAGTTTCTTCTCCATTTTTTCATCTCCAGGTCCTGTATCTTTCTTTCGGTACCAATCTGTAAAGTACTTTCTTAAAGCTCTATCTTCACTATAGTCTTCAGTATTATAGTCTATATTTTTTACAGCTTTGTAAAACTCTTGTTCTTCTTGATCAGACATTTCATACGGTTGTCTAAAAGTAGAACCTTGTTCAAGTCCAAGTTTATCTGTAAGCTTTTCTAAGTAGTCAGATATACCAGCTGCTCCATTTTTTGCTGCAGTATTAAACTCTTCAATATACTTATCAAACTCTCCTCCTCTATCGTTAATAAAAATAGAAAGGTTACCTTTTAACATTTTATTATAATCATCTATTAACTTATATACGTTAGCCCAAGTTGAGAATACAGCGGAAGAAGGAACTCTTCTTTTACGTTTTGTATTACTAATAAATGCTATAACAGGGTGAGTATAAACCATCACCATGTACACATCGTATCCTTTATCTAAGAACATTTTTATCTTAGAAGCATTGCTAGCTGTAGTATCCCAAACAAAGCTAGTTTTTTCGTTGGATAGAGCCTCTGCTTCTTTGTTGGCTAGAGCCACCCCTGGGCTGAGTTTGTTGAATGCGGGGCTGTCCGGATCCTCTACGTATTTGTCTGGGTTGACTAGGTGGAGTGATCCTAGATCGAGTTGGTTGAGAAGGTATGACTTCCCTGTTCCAGCTCCTCCTGCCATTACTACGAGTTTGGGTCTGTCGCGTTTCTCTAGGATTAGTGTTGATAGTTTCATTTCGTCTTCCTTGGTTTATTCTTATTCTTGGCTGTTTTGGTTTTGGTAAAACTTCTGGTGTTGTTCCTGGTCTAGGTCTAACTTTCGGCCTAACTTTCGGTCTAACAGGTGTGCTATAATAACGAGGAGTACTAAACCAATAATTATTAGTTCCGTTCCACCAGTATTGATTCCATCTCCAAGAATAATCGTATCGCCAGTTGTTCCAGTACCAGTTATTATTGTAGTTGAATCTTGTGTAGTTATCATATCTTTCTTTAACAAAATCTCTATAAGGCACTGAAATGGTATCACCTGCTTCAGTAATAGCTAGGATACTTTTTATCTCATAACCTTTATTAGTCTGCAGGGTGTAACTCCCGCAACTATATAAAGATAGTAAAAATAAAGCTAATATCCAACTTTTTCTCATAGTTTTATCGTACTAGGATAACTATTATAAATAGGTTCAGTTACTGGGTTCTCTAATGCGTAAAGTTTGTATATCATTTTAAACAGTTCAAAGTTTTTATCTATATCATCAGTATTTACAATCTTCCAACCTTTACCTTGATATACTCCTTTTTTCTTAGATGGACCTCTTGATTGTGCTTTTAACCATATAATACCTGTTCTTTCTATCTTTATTCCTTTACTCTCTTCTAGTGCTTTAGCATATGAAGCAAGCTGTAAATCGTATGATTTATGTAAGCTATTTGATGTTTTAATATCTAATAACCAAACTTCGTCATCCATTTTGACTACTAAGTCAGCAGTACCGGCATACTTATGCTCGTCTGACCATACAAACTCTTCGGTAGATATAAGTTCTGGTTTGTAAGTTTTCCAAAAGTCAGCAAACTTAAGAATCATTTCCCATACTATCTGAGAGTATTTTGCATTACCGTAGTTATCCATCCAAGATACTTCATTTCCTTTTACTAACTCTTCAGCTGCTTCGTGGACTTGAGTACCTTCTTTACCTGCACGTCTCATTATAAGATCGGCGGAATGCCCAACGTCTTTGAGCCAAGACTCAAAAAACTTATTTTTGGGCATGTATTGGAGTATAGTTGTTACGGACGGGTAATATACTCCTTCGCCTCTCTTGTAAACTCTACGGTCTAAAAAATTTATCTGTTTAAGTTCAGCATTGAACTCTAATCTTTTCTTCTCATTTTGTTTGAGAATATTCATACCTTGCTTTATCATAGGTTTAGTTTATGCAGCATTATACCTGAAATGTCAAGTTCATCAGCTGTCTGTATTAGTTCGGTAAAATCTTTGAAGCCCATTTGTGATGGATCCTTATGTGGTAGGTTTACTAAGAATACTCTTTTACCTTGGTTAAGTAGTTGTTCGGCTATTTCTAAAGCTCTATCTCTTGCATCAGTATCTAATGCAACATAGACGTCTTTAAGTGGACTGGTTATAATTTTTTTGTATAGTGATGTAGAAAGACTTTTACCTAAAATAGGAATAGCATTTCGACGAATAGCCATAGCGTCGAATACTCCTTCACATAAAATAATAGGTTGATTCCAGTTAATAAAGTTTTCAAAGAATATTATATCTTTGGAAGCTTCTGGGTTTTTGTATTTAAAATAGTTGCCATCATAAGTTCGTGCAACAAAAAAGTTGAGTTGATTGGATTGAGAATAACTTGGGATAATAACTCGTCCTCCATATTCTCCACTAGTTGCGTATCCAATCCCATATTTAATAAAATCATTATCGGTAAGTCCTCTTTCATATAGGTATTTTCTTACTAAGTTAGCTACAACTGATGTTTTAGTTGCGGAGTAGAGCGGTTGATACTCCTTTGGTAGTTCTATTATAGATAGCCCTTTATATTCTATATAACTACCTTTTGGTAAATATTTAAGGATTTCGTTTGACTGTTCTTTAGGTGTCTTTAGTTGATAAAGTAAAGAACGAATAGTTCTTCCTCTAGTTTGACATACCCAGCACTCCCAGAAGTTCTTACCCTCTTCATTGGTATGCATATCTATCTCAAGCTTAGGCTTGTGATGATTACAAAAGGGACAATGAAAAGCATGATTATGTCTTGCTCTCTTGTGGCTTTTGCCCAATATATTTTCAATGGATCCTAAAAGGAAAGTATAATCCATATAACCAGTCCGTATCTTTTTAGAAAGATAAGAACTTTATTTTTATAAAACAACTTATATTTCGTTATTTTGTAAAAGGTCTCCAATAGCAGCTGATACTGTTTGGTGGAGTAAAGTTCTATTATCTATATCTAAATATTCTTGAAGCCTGTTAGTAATAGCTTCAGCTAACTTAGTAACATCTTCAGAAGATAGGTCTAGTTGCTCTCGTACAACGAGTTTTTTATTTTCTAATATGATTTTTGATAACTTCATATTGCAAACTCAAATTTTATACTTGGATAAGAATAACTATCATCATCATAATCGTAAAAGTTAGCTCCGCCTGTTATTTCAAATCCTTTGGCAGTTAAGAAGTTTTTCATATTTTTATAGATTCCATTTCTTAGGTCTTCTTTTTGGTGAATACTCACCTTACCCATAGCATGATCTCCATTAGAGTGCTGTATAATATCAACATGAATATCATCTCTATTGTAAGTATCTCTCATCTCAGCTTCTAGTTTTTCAGCTTCAGGTTGAAATTTAGTCCAATAATCTTCTAATATTATATTACTTAGCTTCATTTTATCTTCCTTGTCCTCTATATCCTTTTTTATAGTTTCTAGAGGTTTTTAACTTTGACGATTTAGACTTAGCATGTACGCCTGGTCTTTTTCTTTTAGTACTACCTGCGTAGTTACCTAAAGTTAATCCTTTTGCCATATCTTTACAACTAAATCATCAGTTCCTTTTATCAAACGATGATAGGTTTCTTTTGGTATAAATAGTTTGTTTTCTGTTAATCTCTGGGGAACCTCGTTATCAAGCTGAAACATCCAGTCGGTTTCATTCATAGCTTCGACCACACGGTCTTTCTTATCTCTATGCCATACAAGTTCGTAAGTAGGAGTATTTCGAGAGAACTCTCTTATTATATAACCGTCTTCCTTTTTTTCAGAATAAGGTCTACCAGTAACCTGAGAAGTTTGATCCGCCACCTAATGATTTCCAATAACGGCCTATATTACAAGACCAATAACCTGCTTTTGTTTTATCTTTCTTTTGAGCACACTTATGACGAGCTGCGAAAGATGCTCTAGCTCCTCTTTGCTTTAACTTAACTGAAAGACCAGTATCACCGAATGATACTTTTTTGACATTACCTTTCTTTGACTTAACATAAACGTAGAACTTTTTAGATCCACCTCTTTTTGGTTTGTTAAGTGCTACTTTTTTACCTCTATATTCAGCTTCAGGAATATAATCAACTGATGCTTTTAACATATCAAAGCCTGAGTAATCAAAAGTTTCGTTTTGAATCTCTACTGCTTTTCTAAAGTTTTCCATATTAATAGTACCGCCGATTGATTCGACAAGCTCTTTGACTAGATCATAATCGATCATTTCGTCTATACTCATAGCTTCGTCAATCGTATCCTCGTTTTCAATCATTTCATCAATCATGCAGCCTATTTCGAATAGAGCATTCTTATCTGGTGATACCATTGGTAAGTCTAAAGGAACTTTCATTCCATTATAATCTCCGTATTCTCCTATGTCAGTTGTCTCTAAAAGCTTTTCGTCCTCTTCGTTTAACGTAATATAACCGTCTCTCCAAGCGTCTCTTGCTTCAGCAAATAGTTGTATAAAAGCTTCAGAGTTATAACGGTAGACATTCTCATGTAAAGTAAGTCCATTGTCTATATGATACTGTAGAGATGGTAATCCGATAAGTTCTTTTATTTTAATCATCTGTTTTCATTTCAGGGTGATACTGAAGTTTTATTATCTTAGCATCTTTAGAAACTGATTTGCCGTCTATTATAACTTCGATTGGGTAAGGTTTTAAGTCTTGTGCCCAATAAGCTACGTCATAACTTCGATCTTCATTACTTGTTACTAGAAGGCCTCTGTTATATTCATCGTCTTCAGCTTGTAGAGCTACTTCTTTATCGATAGGTAAAATCATTTCACCTTTCAACTCTATTTTAGTATCTTCGTATTCTTTAAGTAATATATCAGTTAGTTTCATTGCTAAAATCTTTTCTATAAAACTTCCCTAAGATGTTATCATTAATATATTGATGACTGTATGTCTCAAGGACGTCATTTATAAATAGGTGTTTACACTCATAATACGTGAGAAGCTTCTTATTAGGAACAAAATCTAATATCCTCTTTTCAAAATCACCTCTTAGATCAACTGAGTCTTTTACAAGCTGTATTATTTTTGGGTGTGAACCGTAATAATCTTTCCAATCAGATTCTGTTATTACTTTCTGTTTAAGTGGGGTACGTCCTCCGATACCTTTTGCTTTTCTTTCTTCTCTCAAAGCTTGCAAAGCTTTTTTCCCTAACTTCTTATTCCTTTCGAATCGCAATACTTTCTTACCAAGGTACTTCATACCGGAAGGTTTATGTAAAACCTCATAAATAAATCCGTAAGTTCCTTCTGGGAAGTCTGTTATATCGTTGAAGATCCTACCCTGGTATGTCCAGGAAGGGTATGTCATATCCATATAAGTTGGTTTCTGTCGCTAGAGCTTTGACTTTAGCTCATCGATTTGTAACTGCTGCTCTTTAATAGCTTGTATCAATAACGCGACGATTTTTTCATAACGTACTGCTTTGTATCCGGTATCTCTATCGACTACTACTTCTGGCAGCACTTTTTCGATTTCTTGAGCGATAACACCAACATCGTGACCGCTATGCTCAGAATCATTATTCCAATCAAACTCATATCCTCCTATTTGATTTATTTTTTCTATAGCACTTCCTATGACAGTAACATTATCTTTCAATCTTTCATCTGAAGAATAATAAGCTGTTATATCACCTGTGGCAGAAATGCCTCCTTCAATATTAATACTACCACTACCACTTATGTTATATGTATTAAGATCTAAAGTACCTCCTAGTTGAGGTGAAGTATCTTCTATTATACTAGCAATACCTGATCCGGTTGCAGCTGATGCAAAAGCAATATGCGAACCACTTACAACTCCAAAGAATGAATGTTGATCTGTGTTATAATAAAAGTCTCCATCTGCTACAGTTAAGCTTCCTGTTGAAGCATTAGCGAATGAGTTAACTCTTAATAAAGCATCTTTAACTTGTACTACGTTAGAAGCACTAAGTATAATATTATTTGCAGAAGTTAATGTAGGAGTGCCTACTCCGTTTATAGCAGTGAACTGGGTTGCAGTAACAGACCCTGTAATGTTTACTGATCCAGTTATGGTATGAGTATCACTTAATAAAGAACCTGCATTAACATTATCTAATACAGTAAGAGATCCTGATAGTATATCAGTAGTATTTTTTAAATACGTATTTTGGATTGAGGCTGATGTAGCAAGTTCTACCCAAGCTCCTCCATGAGCATACCATGCTTTACCTTCAGCATGAGTATGAGCAAACATACCGTGGTATGTACCTGCATTTGGTAGTGAACCTGTATTGTCGTAATGGAACCTTACTTTACTACTCTTACCTTGTGCATCTACTGTTCCTGTAAGAGTACTACTACCTACAATAGAAACACTACCTGATTGATTTAAACTACCAGTTAAACTATAGTTACCAGTTTGATTAAGATTACCAGTTAAGATAGTACTTCCTATAATAGTTTGATTACCAGTTAATGTATTGTTACCTAACTGAGTTGCTGATCCTGTTAGTCTGTGGCTTCCATTTATTAATACTCTACCTATAAAGTCATGAGAATCATCTGCTGAATCACCGAACTTATTTGATCCAGATGAATAAGATACAGATGATGATACTAATGATACATTATATTGTTGAGCAGTCAGTACTCCGTTTACAAGCATATCACCTTGTACATCTACATTTCCTTTATGGTTGTAGGTACCTGTAACGTATAATATACTTGAAGTATAATCGAACTTAAAGTCTTTAGATGCAGTAACAAACTCTCCTGACCCAGAAGGTCCATTACCTTCTTTAAGTTGTATATAGCCGTCATTACCTATAGATCTTGGCATTGGTAGTTTAACTGGTTGAGCTAAACTTTGAGACCTATGTAACTCTAGAATATTTCCATCTACAGAAGCAGAGTAGAAAAACTCTCTAAAGTTTAAATCTAACTCGTCATGAGTTAATGGTGATCCTTTTGTGCCTCTAAACGTTAATGCCATTACTTATTCTTTTTTAGTTCTTCAACTTCGGCTTTTAACTCTTTTACTGCTTCAATCAATACACCTACGATGTTACCGTAGCTTACTGAAAGATAGCCTTTATTATCTTCAGTAACAACTTCTGGAAGAACTTTTTGTATTTCTTGTGCTATTACACCAATATCTTTCTTACCACCCATTTCAAAACTAACTCCTCTAATATCTGATATTTTATCTAGAGCTCCTTCTATAGGTTGTATATCTGATTTTAATCTTTCGTCTGATATTTGATTGAATGATCCAATAGCTCCTACACTACCTGATACTGTAAGTTTATAAGTTAAAGGTAGGTCATTAGTTTCATCAACATTAATACCTACGCTTCCACTAGGATCAACTATGAATCCTTGAACTGTTGTAATAGAGCTGCTTCCTGTATAGAAAGCTATTCTTTTATCTGCTCCAGGATTGAGACCTCTAAGTAATGATACTTGATGAGCAGGATTTGTTACGGGTACAGCTGAACTACCTGTATAGTGTAGGTTTAGTACTGTCCCATTATCTGAAACTGAGCTAGAATAAAAGAAGTTACCAAGATTGGTATCCATCTCACCGTATGTTAACGCTTGTCCTTTACTTGCTCTAAATGTTATTGCCATTATAAATCTATTTTAACGACTAATGTCATATCTGTATTAACCGTTTTTGGTACAGGTCTTCCTGTTTTTGCTACTGCAATAAGTTGATTTGCATCGTTATACAATCCTATTGTAGTAATATAAGGAGAAAAAGCACTACCTGTTACATTTGATGCTACTACTCCATCTGATCCTGTTACCGCTGAAGGGTTATATGTAAAGTTCATTTCTGAATCTTTTACCTTACAGTGTACATTATATGTATAAATAGGTTGATTTGATTTCCATCGCAACTTATGTCTACTATAAGTACTTAAATATCTCGCTGTGTTAGGATCAGTTATTATTGCTAGTCCTTGATTATAAATAACATCACCGACTATTTTTTTAGGATCTGTATAACTCTTTTCACTACCACTGTAGATTAAGTTTCCATCTCCATCATCTATTAACTCTATTCTCTGTTGGGATCGATCTATATCTATGTATTGATTTGTTGCTGTTTCTACTACGTATACACTTTCCGATACTAAATAATCTTCAGTACTTATAGGATTACTATCGTACCAGTACCCAACTCTATCTATATAATCATTTAACCCATCTTCTTTTCTTCCCATATAATCAGCAGCTATATAAGCATCTGCATCACTTTGTAAAGGAGTTATACTAACTGTATTAGGTTCTATATGAGTACCAAAAACATTCTTACCAAAAGATATTATTCCTACTTCAGTTTGTAAATGTCTTGAACCGCTATATGTTAATGATGTCTGTAATGATAAATCTCTTGAACCAGAAAATATACCGTCACCTACTCTATCGGCATAAAAGTTATGATTTATACTATCAAATACTAATGACTCGTATCTACCATTGTGAAGATCTAAAGGATAATAATAACCCGGTATTACTGAACCAGAAAAGCCTCTTAATGTTTCTACATCATAGTTAGATAGACTACCTGTAACCTCCCATTGTTTTTTGGCTACATAGTCAGATACAAAGACATCTTGACGGTTTAGTTTTTTGTAGGTACTCATTCATTAATAATCAAGCTTGATTCTAACGAGTGCTTCTTTAGTAAAGTCTTTTAGAAGTGGTCTTGAAAGTTTAGCTACTGCAAGCAAATCGTTATTATCATTATACAAACCAACAGCAGTAATAAATGACTGTGGTGAGTTAATCATTACGTTATGACGTATTTCGCCTGAACCAGTTATTAAAGAAGGGTTGGTAGAGTAGTTAAACTCTGCATTTCTAGCTCTAACAAATATAAAGTTAGATGAAATAGTTTCTTCTGATTGTAGTCTAAAGTTAGGTTCCCTAGCTATTAGGTCATAGAATCTTCTAGTATTTTCAGCTGAAGCCGGATTATTCTGTCTGTTTATTTGCATTCCTAATCCACCAGCGGCTAGAGAAGCATCTAGTGCTACTCCGTTAATAAGTATTACTCCAATATCTGGTAAAAACTTACCATATGATCCTGAACCGTTAGTAAATCCGTCAGAGTTTTTAGCTCCAGGTGATATGTTACCAACAGACCCACTTATTAGTTCGTATACTCTTCCTGAGTCAGAAAACGTAGTAGTGGTAATGAGTTTACTATTATCTGTTAATCTTATTGAACCATTACTTCCTGATAGATTAAGTACAAGGTCTAATGAACCTGGTAGAAGTTTCTCTCTATATCTTGCTCTATCAACTGATATAACATAGAAGTATTCAGATGTTTGAGTACCAAAAGTAAAATCAGCTTCTTCGTCTCCTAAGACTAGATTTCTATATTGACCGTATAATACGGAAGAAGGAGATTTTCCTGGTACGTTAACATTAAAGTTTAATGAACCAGAACCTTTCTTATCCGCATACCCTATGGCATACTGTACTCTTGAGTTAGCTAAATCAGAACCTGTTTGAAAAATATTGTAGTAGTAATCTCCTGATACACCACCTATCTGTGTTGACGATGTAAAGAAAGAGTTTAAAGTAACAAGGTCACCAGTCCAAACTGGAGCCGTTACCGACTCTGCACTTATTACAACATCTTCTTTATCGAATCTTTTATATGACATTGTTAGTTAGTTTTAGTGATTGTTACTGGTACTGTTATTCTTGCTCCTGAATCTCTACCTACTACTGTTATAGTAGTTTGTAATCTATTTCTAGTACCAAACAAAGTATTAACTGTTGTTGCAGTTAAGTTTATTGAGGTTCCGATTACTGTTCTTGATACGTTAGTACCAAGTGTAGTAGTAGAGTTAAGTTTTTCTGCTTCTTCTGTATTGATACCTACCCCAGTATATGAGTTAAGTACTCTTGCATCTGCTATTATAGCTGTATAACCATTGGCTTCAAATGTTGAAGTAGCCCCTTGATAGTTAAGAGTCTGAGGTGAGATAGCTAATGATGCTCCTTGTTTTAATGTTACGGAAGAATATCCTATATCTAAAACTGGAAGTTTTGAAGTCCCTCTAGGTAGAGTAGTGAGCTTATACTTCATGATTTGTGTTTCATCAGGAAATGCTTCTAGTAGTGGCATGTTTTCGATTGCTTCGCCATAGAGAGCTGAACCTGAAGGATGTACGGGATTATAAAGTGTATAATCTATTTCATCATCCGATAAGGCAAACTGAGTAATTTTGAATGAACCGTCACCTCTTGCTAAAAGCTCTCTACCTTTTTTAGTCAGGATGGCATCAACGGTTATTATAGAATTATTTAAGTATCCCATTTTTGTTTATGTTTATATATAAATATGTTAGTATTTCATTTATGTTACTGCGATAACTCCTCCGAGCTCGTTAGTTGTGTATATTTGACCTTTATCTACTGAATAGATCTTACTATTTACTGATCTTACAAATCTTGTACCTTGTTCTGTTTCTAAAAAACTACTTGATATAGGGAAGTTAGAAAATGCTTTGGTAGGGTGTGAGCCTGATAAAACAGTGTCAAAGAATATATTTTCTACTGATCTATCTGAAAGTTGTATTGCTCTAATAGTAGCATCAGAAGAATCATTAGGATGTATACTTCCTTTAAACTCTTTCAATGCTAATGCAGGGTCATTACCCGGTATACTTCTTGATAAAACTTTGCTTTGAAATATATCTTCGTTAAACTCATAAAAGTTACCTGCTTTAGATGTTCTAGTTCCTTCATACCTACTTGATATAAATCCTACTTTAGTATAAGAACAGTTTTGTAGTTCAGCTCTTTCAGCTGATTGTGATATGATAGCATTATAGTTTGATGGTAAATCTGCTGAACCTGATAATGCTGTTATTCTATCTACTACTCTGTGAGTATCACTTAACTTACTTCTTGCAGAGTTACTTAGAAGTACATTATAATCATTATTTATAAATGATACTGATACATAAGGTACGAAAATAAACTCAGAGTTCAAAACTTCTGGGTTATCATCAAAGTCTAATGTAGTAGGGAGTGAGTTTATTACAAAATCTGTAAGAGAGAAAAAGTAATAACCATTTCTTTTTTGTCTTCCTAATACTTTAGATTTTACTATAGTACCGCTGTGTATACTAAATCTAAACTCATTTACTTCTTTTAATGCTGGTTCTATATATTTAGAGTTTTTACTTGTAAAAGGAATAGATATACCTTTCACTGTATACGGAGGAAATGATTCAATGTAAGGGTATGAACCAGATACGCTACTACTTACTAATAAGTTAGCGTTACCGGTGCCCCAGCTAGTTGGATTTGCTTTTATAAACTCTTGTAGTGTCATTTTTAACTAAATCTTGCATAATAGTTAGAACCAGATGCTGTTTGAGTACTATAATAAATATTCAATACTGAACTAGTTGTGATTAAATGAGTATCTCCTGATGAAGTTGGGTTAGTATACCAACCATCAAATGTACCACCTGGATAATATGCTGATGTTCCTTGAAGTGTAAAGAACGCATATGTGTTATAATCGTGAGCAAACGTAAATGAACCGCTAGTTTGTGATACAGTATTAGGGTAAGTTTTCTCTATGAACCCATCTTCTGAACCTGTAGCATAAATATTAAATACATCTCCTAGGTATTGTGCTGCTAATGTTATATTACATGATGCAGGTATAGGTTCTGATAGATTAAAGAAAGTAACGTCAAACTTAACAATAGGTTGCGCAGTTTTCTTAAATGGGTTATCTCTGTTTATATCAGGAGTATTGCTTACTACTAAAAGATTAGAACCAGAAAACTCACCGTCTATTTTGTGTCTTTCATCTGATATACTCTTAGATACAGGACCTACTGCTCCTTTTAAAATATAATCGTAGTTAGTGGTAGAACCACTTACAAACGCTCCTGCATTACTACCTGTTATATCAGAAACATCTATAGAGCTTGTATATTGTTTTTCTTCCCAACTTACTTCAACTTGTTTAGCTTTACTTCTATTAAGAGAATGAGGCTGTATTACTATACCGGTATTTACATTAGATCTTGCAGGTACAAAATCTTTTATCATTCTAAATAAGGAGTTATCAAAGTACTTTATTATATGTACAAACGATCTTGGGTCTGCAAAGAAATCATCTCCTTCCCAAAAACTATCCCAATCTTTCCATAGTAGTACTAAATCTTCCCATGAAGGAGTATCATTAGTGATCATTGAAGCTATTCTATTTAGCTTATCATATGATGTATTGTACCTATCTCCTGGGTCGCCAATAAAGTCATCTATATCAAATGAACTTGTTAAGTGTAGTTTAACAAAGTTCTCAGCCATATCATTATAGTTGAAACCTACTTCAACTGTATGAATATCGTCTGAATATTTTTCTTTTTCAGATACTATAGATGTATATCTAGATAACGTACTACCTGTGGCAATACTTCCTGTTAAGTCTAGTCTTATTTTATCTATTGAAGAAGTAGTATGTGTATAAGGCCCTAAGTATCTTGTTCTATCAATAGCAGCTCCTCCAAACTGTCTTATTTCTAATAATGATGATGGTACACCAAAACAGTTTATTAATGCTCTTAAACCTCTTTCTGTACCTTTAGCTTTTGTAAGTAATGGTAAGTTATGATATATTCTTTTATAAACTTCTTTTTGATAGTTATCTATACCGGTAGGTTGTAGATTTTCATTACTTGAACCAGATAGTATAGTAACTACTTCAGATATTAGTTCACTACCTGTTACTGGTGTTTCTCCTATTAATAGAGAAAATAAGTTACCAGTAGTTTGATTATTTTCATATAGTTTAACCCCGAAAGATTCTATCGCATCTTTAACTAAGTCTTTAGATAACCCAAAATCTAATCTATTATCTGCATCATACTTGTCTGATACTGCTTTAAAATATATCCAAAGATTATCAAAATGTTGACCAATCATGCTTAAGAACAACATGTATGGTTCGTTATTAGAATCCTCTCTTAAGAACATTGGGACTGTTCCGTCAAGGTTATCTGGGTTTGTATTATCGTAAGCTTCTGCTAATACCAGTTGATTATTATACCAAGTAGATCCTGAGGTATGACTACTTGCATAGTTATTATATGGTTTAGATGAGTTAGATTTAGGCCATGATGTACTACCACTAGTGAAGTATAAATGCCTGTCATAATGATCAAAGTTTCTTATTATTCCATTTATCAACCCTTCGTAGTATTCAGCACTACCACTTGCATTATTACTTATATACCCTGATTGACGAATAGTAGTTATTGTACTTTCATAACTTTTTACTAGATCTAACTTATATTTAAAGTTTCTTAATCTTTCTTCTGCAGATGAAAAATGAATATAGTTTGAATATTCATCGTATTGAATGTTTATTTCAGCTCCAGACTTATTAAATAAAGATAAGAGTTCGTAGTTACTACCTGTCACAGGGTAACTAAAAAGTTCATTATAGTTTAAATATTCAGTAGGTGTAGCAGTTTCACTATCAAGCTCAACGTTAAAGTTAGGTCCTTTTAGTTTTGTAAACTTTTCTTCTAAAGGTATAAGTTCTGCTTCTACTTCAAATCCAAATGAATCTGCTATTATTTCTTGTAACGTAAATATACTATTAGCATTAACAGCTCCATTTAATGGTTCATATAGTTTAAGTAAAAGAGCAGTACCTTTATCAGTTTTTTCTTGACTTATGTTAACTGCTTTTACTTCTATGTTATCTTGAAACTTTAAAAAGAAATCAGGTAGAAAGCTATTAGTATCTACTTCTTTTTTGAACGCATTTATTAATGTTGAATAGTCTTTATCTGTAAGTTCATTAGATAAAGCTCTTATTTCAGTTCTATCTGCTGAAATACTTTCGATAAAGTGTCTTATAGGTTTTTTAGTATCAGAAAATATATCATCAGTAAATGAGTATACAACTTTTACATCCCCGGTACCGAACTCATACTTAACTATATCTTTAGAAGGCTCTACAGTTAACATAGAAGAACCGGTAGTTATTGCTCCTGCACCTGCTCCGGTTAAACTATAACCTCTATAATCTGCATCTTCAAATAGTAAGTCATCATTGAGAGAGAATATTTTAAGATTAGCTACGTTTTTATTAGAATCAAATAGAGAGTTCACAGAAAAAGAGTCAACTAGCTTTTTTTGACCCTCTTCTATCTCCCCAGTCTTTACTAATGTTTTGGGATCAATAGTCTTTAATATGTATTTATATTCTGCCACTATTCATCTGGTTGTTGTAGATCTATAATCTCTTGATTTGCTTCTAATAACTGTTGTCTAAGTTGAGCTATTTCGTCTAATAAAGGTTGTATATCTTCTGTGTCTTTATCAAACTCTAGTAATGCTCCACTAGTTTTTATAAGGTATTCATGGGAGTTAGTTTTTCCATTTAATGGTATTTCATTAAAAAGATTTTCATATTCCACAAAGAAATCCTCTACCGTAAACTCTGCTTCTGCAGCGTCCGGTTGACCAAACGTCTTGAAAGATCTATCGATAACTTTATCTAAATCTTTCTTGTCGAGTTGTGTTTTGGATATTCTTAGTTCATTAGCCATGTCTAGTTACCTTGAATATATTTTTATTATCTATAACGATAGTACTATCACTTACAGTAGTTTTAACTAACAATCTATAATATCTTTCTGGTTGAAAAGATTCCATATAGATGTCAAAATAGCTACTCGTATTATCTGCGCTTATCTTAGTATGGTCACTAAAATCTACTATCATTTCTCCACTATATTCGTCTTTTACTCCCCAATATGATAGTTGAGGAAGTTTATATTCAGTTAGGTAAATAGAAGAAGTTGTAAATGTTCTGGTAGGATACTTCGGTCTAGCTGATAATCTAAATCTTATAGAGTCAGTATCAGCATATTTCTCCTTATGGTTTTTTATACCAATAGTTGCTATATCAGTAGACAGCTCAGTTAATGAGCTACTATAACTGGAATCATCCCATTTGAACTCTAAATAAGGAGGAAAGATAGTATTTGTATCTGATCCAAAATACTTAAGGTTTATAGATGATGTAGTGTTATTTTCGTTATCAGGTGATAGTTTTAACATTATACCTGCATTCCCGTATGAACTAGAGTAATGACTGTGTACTATACTTGTTACGTCTATATCTAAATCTTGACTAAGTTTAACACTTTTAGAAACAAAAGCTAGAGAAGATGATATATAGTCACCTCCAAGTGATGTCCAGGCGTCTTGTTGTGCACCTCTGTGCTTCCAACTACATCCTGATGTGTTAAGGGGTAAGTCATCTCTTTTACCTACACCTGTAGTCCAGTCTCCATTTACGGCTAATGCGTGTAAAACGTAATCTTCTGGAAGGGAACCTGCTTCAGCTAGTGAAAAATGTAAACTTCCAGTCCACTGACCTGTTACTTTAGAGTTTATAGTAGATTGTATTTGACTTGTATAGAACTGTATAAGTGATCTCTGTACCCTATGAGTATCGTTTATATCTTTATATGTACCAACCTCTAGTATTTCGTCTAAACCAGCATTACCATATATATTGCTAATGTTTGGTTCAGACCAAATAGTAGTATCTTTTTCGGGATATATTCTAAATATTGCCATTATAATGATGTTACTCTTCCTTCAATATCAGTATCAGGATATTTTACTTCAAATATACTAGGATCAAAAGAAGGATAAACTACGTTCTTTTTTGTTGCTCCTTTTACATCGTAAGCGTATTCAGAGTAGTTTCCTCCAACTTTATTAATCACTTCTATACTCTCTACCGTTTGTACTCCTTTAATATTATCTAATATTGTATATGCTGGAGATAGATTGATAGGTTGATTGATAGACCAGTTTCTTATATCGAAAAATGTTTTTAGTTTTCTATTACATTCTAATAATACATCTCTAGTTATAGCACCAGGTAGTGTTACTATTTCAAACTTTACTCCAATATTCACTACAAATGCATCTAATATGTTTACTCCATCTGCAATCATAGTAAACTGAGATAGATATGTTTTTAAGTTCTCTTTAAGACTATACGGTGTAGATGTTAGATTACCATTATTATCATATGCTAATGTATAAAGTGATATAGCTAATGGATTAGTACTAAGTAAACTATTACCTTGATTAGGAGGTGTAGTTTGAGTCACATATACTTTTGCTATAGTACCAAATCTAGATGGTAATGATAATGCTCTTACTGCATAATCTTGTAATGTTACTGTTCTTTGCTGTTCAGCAAAAGATCTTAAACTATTCTGTCTTAACTCTTCTGTTGAATCTCCATCTTTACCACCAAAAGCTGCCTCTGTATTATTAAATGCTAAGGTAGCTTGATAAGTTGTATCAGTAGCTGTAGATGTAGCAGTAGTAATAGAGTTAATGGTATTAGAAGGAACATTAGCAGATGTACCTCCTCCAGTCAAATATCTTATAGTTAATGTTATGTTAGTAGGAGCTAGTCCATAAGTACTTGTAAACAAGAAGTTAGATGGATCATATGCTTTATATAGTTCTCCTACTCCAGTACCATCAGTTATACTGTTATCAGTTCTAAAAGGATCAGGTAGGAAAGAATCTTCGTTACCTCCTGATATACCAGAACCGAACTGTATTTGTAGAACTCCCTTAGATGTAAATCTAGTTACAAATCTTCTTGGTACTTTCTTTACTTTAAGTTTATTAGGAGCAAGATTAGAATCAGTACTAGTATTACTTTCTTCGTTAAATACTGTATCTTGACCTAAAAATGGTACTTCAGTCCATGTTTTACCATCACTGTCAACAATATCTAATACTCTAATAATGTTTTGATCTTCTATATTAATGGTAGCAAACTTTTCTGCAGTAGTGTATGTCTCTGTAGTAGATTGAATAGTACCAGAAAATGCTTTAACTGATTTAGTTAAAGTAAACTCTGCTGGTTTACCATTTTCATCTACTGAGTATATTTTAACATCAGTTGGATCGAATGAGCTACTAAATGTAAAATCTACCGGTTTATTTGTTAAGAAGGTAGGTCTGCCGTCAGTATTAGAAGTAATAACAGCTGAGTCATTAACTTTTAATGCTTGATTCCAGTTAGGAGTAAAGCCTGCTGTAGCAGCAACGTTTTGAGTTACAGTTAATGTAGTTTCAGCTGGTGTGCTTACTTTTGGTTTGTAACCCATCATATAAGCTAATGAATATAGATTAGATGGATTTTTTGCATGCTGCAAGAATGTTTCTTGAAGTTGTGTATCTTGATAAAAAGATAATACATCACCTACATAGGCTGCCATCTCAATAAACATAAGTCCAGGTGATGACGGACTAAAGTCATTGTATGCATCGGGAAAGTAGTTTTTAGCATACTCTATAAGCTGGTTCTTAAAATCACCAAACTCTTTATTAATATACTTTATGTCTCTTGTTTCAGCCATTTTTAATCAAAGTTTATTACTACTTCATCTTCAATATTAGTTTCAGATACTTTATATTTTATAGAAAACTGAATAGTTCCTGTGTCAGGATCACCTACAGTACTTATATCTATAGGTATTACTCTTGGAAAAAATATACTAAGGTCTTCTCTTACTAATGAGTCTACTCTTCTTATAGTATCTTGATTAAGATTTTCAAATAACAAGTTTTGTAGTTCATTACCAAATAAAGGATTCAAATACCTTTCTCCTCTTGCAGTAAGAAAATAGTTAATAAGATTAGTTTTTATAGCTTCACTAGTTTGAAATGTCTGATTAAAGACAGCTTTACCTGAAAAGGGTAGAGATACTCCGACCGCTTTACGAGGCTGTAAATCTAATGGATCTATTTTTCTTACTTCTGTTGGCATTATAATGTACCTGCTTTATTTTTATCTTTTTTCATTGATGCATCTAATATAGATTTTGCTTTTCCTACAAAATCAAGTTTTGTGATATCAATACCTGGCATAGGACCTTTATGTTCCTTAGTCATTTGAGTAGACATCATAGATGCAAAGTTTGGTTTTTGTACGCCTTGACCTATAAAGTTAGCTGCTTCTTGACCAGTCATTTCAGCTTTAGTAGCATTTAACATTTCATCAAGTGTTGCACTTTTACCTACAGACCATTTTTTTGGTTGACCTTTAGGTACTTCAGCATAAGTTTGAGATACTTGTTTAGTGGGAGTACTTGCTACTTTAACTGCTTCAGTTAACATTTCTTGTAACTCCTCCTTAACAGCAGCTCTTACTTCTTCTCGTATAATTTTTTTTAATAGTTCGAGTTTCATATATATAAATAGTTTAGTTATGGAAGTTGATTATCTAATCTAAATTTTACTTCATCTAAAAGTACATTTACATCAGAACTAAATGAGGATTGCCCTTTTAACACGGCTACTCCTTCATCTATTGTTTTAGCTACTGCAAATCTTTTTGGTGCAATAGCAGGTGAGTTAGGATCTTTTTGTATCTCTAACAAGTATTTTATACCATTAGCAGCAAGATAGTTGAAATCTAAATCTTCTCCACTATCGTCTTGCTTACTATCGTTTATTTTATCTAATAGTTTTTTAATGTTATTTTTAGCATCATCACTTATATTACTATCTTGTAACTTATTTAACCCATCAGCGAGTGCAGCTAGTGCAGCATCTGGATTATCAGTATCAAAATCATTCTCATTGAATCTACCATCTGTGCCTGATCCTGTTCCTGCTATTAAACAGTTAGCGGTATCACCAGTTTTTATTTGATCTTCAGTACATAGTTTTTTAGGGTTAGTAATACCATCTTCGGTAAGATTACCATTTCCTATAAAAGTAGGACCTAAAGTAGAAAATATTAAAATACCATCTTCATCTAATAATCCAGCATCATCTAACTCTTCTTCTGATATATTACCGTTGTTAAGCTCATCTTCTAACTGTTTTGATATAACACATGATGTAACAGCGTTATCAGCTCTACTAACTATATCTAAAGTTGCTGACAGCGAAGAAGAGGTTGAGTCTAAAACTGCTTCTATAGTACCAATGATTTCTTCTATCTGTACTACAAACTCTCTTATCTTAACTAATAAATCTGAATATTTAGTTGTTATTAATAATGGTAGACCAAAGCCAGGTGGTACTGATTGTGGTATAGGAAGTGAAGTAATAATCTTTATAATAGCTTTTAACCCTTTAACAGGCGGTTTAAGTTTTTTAGGTAGTTTTTTAAACTTTGATAACCTTCTATCTATTCCTCCTAAAGCATTACTTATACCTGCGGCTTGATTTTGAAGTCTTCCTAACTTGTCAGAAGAAGGGCATCCTTCGCTTCTTAAACTATTAGCTATGTTTATAGTTTGACTGATAGCATTAGCAGATATTTTACCTTTCAGTTTACCAACTATCTTGGCGATAGCTGCTCCCATTTTCTGTTCTTTGAGGTGTACGTATGCCATTATTCAGTAAATACTTTTTTAGAGTGAAGTTGGGGTAATTTATTGATAAGAACTTCTAATAATGGTAATACAGTATTACCGGTAACAATAAGTTTAGCTATTGCAGCTGGGGGTGCTGGAGGTAGTTTAGCCATTGTATCTGCTAAAGTTTTAACCTGTTTAGTTAAGTCATTTAACCAAGTTGTAGAAGTTTTTCCTTTGAGTACAGGTTCATGTTCTTTTTTAAGAGCTGCTGCTCCTAAGTAAATCTTCTTAGCATCTAATCCAATATATTCTTCTCCATCCAAAGACACTGTCTTAGCATTTAAACCAATACCTTCTTTAGCTGATATAAGGGTATGTTCATCGTATGCGTTAAAATATAATCTTCCAGAGTTAATGATTACTTGAGAGCCTTTAAACTTATCTGCTTTTTCAGGTTCATCTTTCCAACTCTCTCTTTTTATGTTAGCTTGTTCTAACTCTACTGTATGATCTGATGTTAAGTAAATAGATGACTTATCTTCATTAATATCTTCTAAAACAGATTCATCTCCTGATTCTGCTTCTTTTTGACCATTACGTATTATAGTAAGTGGCTCTCCGTTATTACTATCATCTATCCAAATATTAGAATCGTACTTAGTACCAGTCATTCTTATGGATTGACCATGTCTACCTTCGATGGATATGTCTCCTGGAAATAGTTGAAGAGGGTTTACTTTGTCTGTTTCTTCGAAATGATCACCAAACTCTGCTTGGCTTTGTTGATCTTCAAACTGAACGGTGTCTGGGTATCCGTTATGATGTGGATGATTCCACATTGGTACTACTTGTCTCCAATATGGTTTAGTAGAACTAGGACCTGTACTTCTTCTTTCGGAGGGTAAGGATACTATCTCTACTATTTCACTTTTGAGTGGTACTCTCTTTACATTTGCATCAGCACAAAAAGCAAACCTTAGTTGAGTATCATCTTCTTCTTTTTTTGCACCAGATAATGATCTATAGAACACTCCATTAATAGCTTGAGAACCTCCATAGTCTTCATACTTAGGATGAAATGAATCAGTTAATACATCTACTACACGAGCAAAAGTACTAGGAGGAGCACTTCCTCCACCTCCTGCTGCTGCAGAAGAACCTCTACCCTGCATAAAACCGGTACTAAATGCCATCTTCCTGCTCTTCTTCTTTTGTTTCTATTTCGTTTTTAACTTCTTCAGATTCTTCTAATAAATCTTGAAGTTCTGAAAAGTCAAACATATCTGATCCATCTCCTTTAGCATTAGCTGTTTCTATTCTTTGAACAATAGTAGCTAGTTTAATAAGAGCTTCATCATTTTTAACTCCTATTTCCATGTACTCTTTTATCATAGGAACTATTAAAGTAGCGTCTCCTATGTTTTCTATAAGAGGTTTAAGTTCTCCTATTAATGCTTTTACTTGAGCTCTAGTTGTAGTAGAGTTATCATGTATTTCTGAAAAGAGATCAGATAGAGTTTTTCCGTTAAATATTTCTTTATCTAAACCCATAATAAGTTTTATTATAAATAGAGTTACTGAGGATTATTTGAAATAAGACCTTCGTCGTAGTAGTATTGATACTTTTTAATCCAATGTTCTTTAAGAACTGAAATAACTTTTGTTAAGTGAGGAGTCTCACAATCAGTCATTTCTCTAATATAAATGTATAGGGCTTTCTTTTTAAATAAATCTAGATCATGTCTAGTTTTAAATATTGTGAGAACTGCATCTGCAATCTGCTTATCTTGTATTTTATTAAATAGTTCATCTAACTCTTCATAAACTTCTTCTATCCAGTCGTCTAGCAAGTTAGCTAAAGTAACTCCTGTGGATGACTCATACTTAATGGTATTCTCATATGATTCTTCTATATCTGAGAAAGAACCAATCTGTTTTAGTCTTTTATAGTTCTTATTATTGTAGTTAATAAGCCATCTTTTTACTATAGTACCAAAATAAGAGTATGCTTTTGCTCCATTAGTAGGGTCAAACTTCATGATCTTCTCTTCTAACAAAACAGAAACGATCTCATGTTTGAGATCTTCTATTCTTTCAACATCGGTGTAGTAAAACTTAAAAGTATGTATAATATTCTCTGCTAACTTATAGAAGGGTAGGTATATGTGGTCTGTAAATATTTTAGCTCTGTAGTCTGAGTCGGTAGAGGTATTATATTTGACTATATAGTCTTCGGTTTCTTTTGTAAAATAGTTAGCTTTGGATTTTTTCCTTGGCATAATCTGTGGGGAGTGAAAAACGGTTTATATCGTCTTGCACTTTTTTCATATTAGTAAAAAACTCACCAACTTCATCATCTGACTGAAAGACCCCTCGTTCGTCAAGTTTTTTCAAGTGTTGGTCACCTTTTTCAATGGTTTCTGATAGAGTCTCTAAAAACTTAGTTTGATTTTCTAAGATATCCTCGTACTTCTCTACCTTAAGTAGGAGATTTCGTAAAATATAACTAAAAATAAATAAAAAGGCAACTAAAAGCACGAAAATAATGTTATATATGGTGAAATATTCTTGCATTTATAGATTTTTTAACATATTACTAAGGCCTTGTGATGCATTTACACGTTTACCTGTAGTAGATTTGGTTTTTTGTCTTTTTGCCATAGTGTTACCACCGTTTTTCTTCCAAATATCGTATTCAACCTTAGAGGCAAGGAAGTCAGCACTGTGTAGTACACTAACTATTGATGTTTTTTGCCTAGAACTCTCTTGATGACTGAAGAAGTAAGCTTCATTAGCTTTATCAAACACT